GTGTTGTATCATGGGTGAATGACCGATATGGAGGTGAGACTGAGGAAATAAAAGAATCAAGTTTGTCTTTTACTAAAGAGCAGATGAAGGAAAAAGAGCCTGAGGAGAATAGTGCCGATTGGAAAGGTGACAGAACACCTGAGGCTTCGTTGTCTGGTAAAACGGAAATTGGCAGTCATGCTTGATCAGTAGGGATTGAACCATGAAAACTTTCATCGAATTATTAGTAGATGGTGAAGTTGAGCCTGAGGAAATCGACGATTTTATCGATGAATGGCATGAGGGAACTTCAAATGATGTTCCTCTACATTCTTTCCTTGGCATGGCAGAGATTGAATATGAAGCCTGGTTAGGCCATCCTGGTGCATTAGATGGTATTGTGCGAGAACGAAAAGAGAGGTTAAAAGTATGATTGTTGTGATCGAAGATAAAATTTATAATCCAAATGATTGCAAAATTCTTATCATTATGAATGATCAGGATCAAAAAAATATTGCCTCAATGACACCAGAGGCCAATTGTTTTGCTTCATTCCCAGAGGGATCGGACATGACCAAGATTGGCAATTGGATGAAACAGATGAAAGACTTGGTAGCAGAGGGATTGAGAAATGCACTGTCAAACAAAACAAACCTTCAAACAGTATCTAAAGACCAAGCAAATTGATCTTCCTAAATTTGCTTGGCCGATAGTTGATTCTATGGATGAAGGAAAAACACTTGTCTGTGGTGTCAAGACAGGTAAGTATATTCTGAACAAATTATGGAAAGACTATCAACGTGAGGTACATGAGAATGAAGAGATCTATTCTGTTAGCTAGTTTCTTGGTTGCCGGTATTGGCTTTGGTCAAGATGTGGTGCAACCTGAGCCTGAGGCTGTAAAGCCTGTTGAAGAGGCTGCCGTTTTACCTACCCCTGCCAAAGAAGTTTTGAAGCCTGTCAAAGAGGCTGCAGAACCTGTCAAAAAGAAAAAGGAAGATCCTCCCCCGACTATTATTAGGTTGGATACGGGCAAGGAAATTTTAAGGATCACCCATGATGGCAAGATTTATAATGAGGGTGAATTGGTTACTCGAAAGTCTTTGACGGTTGCGACTAGACAAAAAGCCTATGAGAGATGCGCTAAAATGTTACTTATCCAGATGGAACAAAACTGACAAAATGACTCATTAAAAAGGGAATGAGTGAAACTGATTGCACACATTTCCCTTTCCCCCCTCTTTTATTTCTCATTTGAAAGTCAAGCCTTTATTTGAAAATAGTCAATTATGCGCTATAAGTGTAATAGTGTGTCATTTTTATTTGGTGAGGTGATTATGAACCGAAGATTGTTGACAGAAATTGAAGGTGAAAGTGACAGGGAGGATCAAAAAGAAAAAACAGAAGTCAAAGTGAAAGTGCCGAAAGGCAAAAAAGTCACCATTGATGTTGATGATGAAAATCCCAAAGAGAGTGCGAATGGTGGAGGTAGACGATTACTCATGGAGGGATGAAGGGAGGATTGATGCAATCAAACACAGTTGAATCTCTAGATCCAAAGATTTATGGGGAGGTTGATAAAGCCTATTTGAAGGTCGAAAAATTGTTCGAGTACTATGGCATGACAACCGATGATTTTGATATATTCCACAAAGAAAGTCCTAATTTGATGACACGTATATCAGAGTTGGAGGATACTATCGGCCCCCCTATGAGCGTGGGTGAGATTAAAAAGAATTTGGAATGTTGGATTAAAAACTGGGATGCTGCCTTTAGGCGTAGGCGTAGTAAAAAACAAGGGATGAGTTATGGATGATTCGCAAGTGAGTGATGAAGGTGCAAAGAAACCTCATGTTGAAGTGATTCAAGATGGGGAACCTTTGCCTCCTAAATATAAAAAAGGGAGAAGTATTTTTGATAAGCAGATCATGTCACCTAAGAAAAAACTACATAAGTTGGAGAAATTAAAGTGCTGGCCAAAGGTTAAAAACATGATCGCCAGTGGTATACATGTGAAGGATATTGTCTATTTTATCCAGATTGAAAATGAAGAGTACAGAGAGATTACTGATGAATCATTAAGAGTGACTATTTACAATTACATTAAAAGGCATAAGCATTTATTGGTGAGACAGCCTACTAGACATTTGCCAATGATAGCTTCGTTGGAATTAGTCGATCAATTGGATGCTATCAATCTTTTATATGCCTTGAATATGGATATGGTTATCGGTTTACATCATCAATTGACGATTGAAAAAAGAGGTACCTATGAGAATTTTGACAAGGCTTTGCGATCATGTAACGCGATAATCCAAACTATGCATGAGATTAAAAAAGATCATCGAAGAGAGATGAAAACGGCTTCGACTGATATTGGTGCAATGGCACAAGTCGAGAGGGTTAAAAAGATTTATCAATCCAAATATGGTAACCGCACTGCTGGCATTTTGTTTCATCCTGAGAGTAGGCGACGATTATTGAATGCTTTACAGAAGGTCCGAAAATCTGATAACGCTGAAGTTATCGATCTACTTGAAAAGAATGAAGAGAAGTTGAAGGTCATTGGTGTTGAGGAGAATGATGGATCAGGACAGGTTGAACCAGATTAGCAATTATGTGCTGAATGCATTTGGCCAGCACATTGAACTCATGAAAAGTTTTCAAAAATTAATTCCGATTATTACAGCAACAGCTTCTGTCATGGCTGATTGTTTGAATAAAAACAAAAAAATTATGGTTTGTGGCAATGGGGGAAGTGCAGCAGATGCACAACATTTTGCAGCTGAGTTTACTGGGATTATGATGACTGAAAGGCGGGCATTGCCTTGCATTGCTTTAACTACTGATAGCTCGGCACTGACTGCCATCGGCAATGATTTTGGTTTTGATAATATTTTTTCCAGGCAGGTTGAAGCATTGGCCAATGATGGTGATGTTTTTTTTGGCATTTCTACATCGGGGAATTCGAGAAATGTTGTTAGTGCTGCCTTGGCTGCCAAAGAGGTTGGCTGTTTTGTTGTCGGTTTGACGGGTAGTAATTTAGAGAGTGATTTAGTTCTTACCAGTGATGGATCTATTTGTGTTCCCAGTAAGCATACCCCCAGAGTACAAGAGGCTCATATTTTTGTACTTCATTGTCTCATTGATGCCATAGATCGATTCTTGCTTAAAGTAAAATAGGAATTTTTATGGATGAGATTGTAGAAATTCATGGCTTTAAAGTAGTCATGGAAACTCGGACATGTGCAGGGAAGTGCGGTTATAAATTCAAATGCATGAAGGGTTCATCTGCAAGGTATGCAAGGTCGAATTGCAGGGCAGTTTGCTATGATAGTCAAATGAGTTTTATTGAGATGAAAGAAAATCGGATCGCCAAAGTTAAGGCTATCAAGGCAAAGGAAGTGAAAGTTATCGATCCTGAAAAATGGAACAGGTCTATCAGTTTGGCCAAAGAATGTCATGAAAATGATGATCGAATGGGTATTGCTGATTTGGCTTTAGGTATCTGTGATAGGAATGTAAGAGGGAAAAATAATCCTTATAGCATCAGATCATTTGCAGCTGAGATCAGAGTGGACAGAAAGACATTGAGTAGATGGATGAAGGTCAAAGAGACAGTAGTGAACAAGTTGGATTTTGGACTTTATGAGCCGAATCGTTATATCATAGTTAGCAGGATGTATGATGCTCTTGATCAGAATGCGACAGAAGAATTGATTAATGAAGAATATAAACGAAGAGTTAGATTATTATCATCAAAGGGATCGAGTTAGTTGATGTTCGCAGGGAGAATGAAAATAGCCCTGGTAAATATTTTGTGATTCCACCCGATATATTTGACATACTGAAAGTTGGCGATAGCCTTGAAGTTGTTACTACCAATCTAAATATCCCCCCATATGGTTTTCACATTTGGATCAAAATCGAAAGAATTGTTTTCGGCTCGCCATTAGTGTTCTATGGTAACTTGGATACTCATGAACATGGATGCGTATTGAATGGTTTGATTAGGTTCGAACCTTGTCATGCAATAAACTTCAAGAGTGGTTGATATGAGTGATCGGGAGAACCGTATACTTTGGCTTATGGATAATCAAGATTTGTGGTTTAATATAAATAGAAATAAAAGGGTAATCTATGAGCGGTTAATAGGAAAAATGAAGTCGGTTGGATTGTACTCTTGGGATAGTCATAATATAAAAATTGCACCATTATTGACTGAAGCTACAAAACGAATAAACAGAGAATTGGATGATATTTTCAGATGGAACGGATAAAGATACATGGTGTTATGGTTGAATTAGAGACTAGGGAATGTGCTGGTGGATGTGGTAATCGATTCAAAGTAATGCCTACTAGTTCTATTCGCCATGCAAGGAAAGATTGTGAGTATGTCTGTCAAGGTAAAAAAAAAGATCTTGAGAAGATAAAACGAGATCATATTGTTGCTACTAGTTGGACTGGGGATAATTTCGATGCTGCAGTAAAAAAAAGCCGAATGGATTATGGTGAAACACAGGATGAAAAATCAAAAAGAAACCATAGAGAACAGGTTGAAAAACAAAATCCAAAGATGGAAATGTTAAAGGCTTTAAATGATCCTGAATTCAAAATAGAACCAAAACCAATGGTGAAGCCGAAACCAAAGCCGAAACCGAAACTAAAAACAGAAAGAAGATATGAGATGGATCTTAAAGATGGCCAGCCTTGTCAGCATCCTGGATGTTTGAGTCATGTGTCTCATCCTTGTGAGGGTTGCCATAGAATTGGAGGGAGAAAGATGAAAGATCTCTCATTGCCAGGGAATGGGTACCTATTAAAATCTCTCTGCTCGACTGTAGGAGCACATAGTTCATGGTTTTTGAAGTCTAACCTCAAACAATTAAATCAAGATGATTTGAATAAATTGCATAAATTAATTTTGGACATGCACATGAAGCTAAAGATCTATAAGAGGGATAAGCAAAATAAAAAATGATTGTTACAGATCGATTTAAATCTTACTCGGTGTGGACTGCCAAAGAATTTGAAGATAATTTGGCAAGAGATATTTCCATCATGACTGATGAGGAGATAGAGCATTTTCTGAGGATTTTAGACGATACAGAATTAGAATCAGATGCAATGGCACTGGAGGTGGATCGAGATATAGTTTCAATTGAGGATTGGATTAACGATGATTATTACATGGGGACGGTTGGCAAGACGATTTATAAGCCTTGGAAAGATGATCTTCTAGAGTTGTTTGAATCGGAGGCATACAGTCAATCTGTCATTGTAGGCGGAATTGGCTCAGGCAAATCGACCTTCTCCCATTTGGCAACATTGAGAATGGTATATGAGGCATCTTGTTTAAAAGATCCAGCCTTATCCTATGGCATTGCATCCGGCAGTGTCATTGGTTTTTGTAATTTGGCGACCTCCAGGGAAACGGCTCGAAGAGTTGTGTTCGAGGGGATCTCATCTAAAATGGCTGAATCTCCCTACTTCAAATATGATTTTCCTCCCATAAAAAATTTGAAAAATGAGATTATTTTTCCCAAAGGCATTCATGTTATTGCAGGCTCATCCACTGATACCAGTGTCATTGGCCAGAATATTTTTGGAGGCATCATTGATGAAGGAAACTTCATGCAACGTATTGGCAAGCAATCTATGAATGATCCCAGATTTAAATTTTGGGGAGTTTCTTCCAGGGCAGGCCGGTTGTATGATTCAATCCATCGAAGGATGAAGTCAAGGTATTTGAAAAAAGGAAAACTTCCAGGCATCCTACTTATCATTTCCTCCAAGACAACTAAGGATAGTTTCACTGAACAGCTTATTAGGCGCGGGCAATCTTCTGGTTCAACCGAGATGTTTGTGCGCGATAGAAATATTATCGAAGTGAAGCGAGAGGCTTTTGACGATAAAGATTTTAGAGTATTGGTTGGCACCGAAAATTTTATGTCAAAAATTCTGGAGGATGATGAAGAGGTGCCAGAAGGTGGAGTGGTACTTGATATCCCAATAGATCTCAAAGAGGATTTTGAAAATAATATCGAAGAGGCATTACGAGATATAGCTGGTGTTTCCACCATTGCCATTTCTAATTTTATTCAGAGAGTGGATAAAGTTGATGAGATGATCGATCCGACACGCGAGCATCCCTTCGTTTGTCCGCTAAATGGAGATCCAACTGCTTGGGATAGTCGGCTGCCATATAGGATTAATTGGCATAAAATAGCTACCCAGATTGACGGTGAATGGCAACCTCGATTAAATCCCCATGCAAAACGACATGTCCATTTTGATCCTGCTTTGACGGGGGATGCATTTGGATTGGCAATTGTTCATATAGCCGGAAAGGTGCCTGTTGGCTTTGCTAAGGACATGGAGATCCAGGAATATCAACCTATGTACGAGGTGGATTTTGTTCTTAAGATCCAAGGTGAGCCTGGTAATGAGATAATTTTCAGGAATGTGAGAAAAATGGTTTACCAATTTTCTGATCATGGTTTCCATTTGGCAGAGTTTGGGATGGATTCTTTTCAATCTAGGGAAATGGTGCAAGCATTAGAACAGCAAGGTTACAAGGCCGGGATCTATTCAATGGACACAGGCCAAACCTCAAGAGTGACAGATGGCTCAGGTCATGATCATAGTGGAGGTACTACCAGTGTGGCCAAAGCAAAGCAGGCTTACTGGAATTTGCGAACGGCTATTTATGAAAATCGGATTAGGGTATATGATTACCCTATACTGTTTAGGGAATTGAAACGATTAGAAGATGGACCTCTTAAGGTCGATCATCCAGAGGGTGAAAGTAAGGATTTGGCTGATGCTCTTGGAGGGGCAGTCTGGACATTATTTCGATCTGATCATTGGGGAGAACCGATGGCACCATTGAAAGGTCTATCCAAAACACCAGAAGATGGAATGGTATTGGATGAGAATTTTATTTCTGTCAAGACTAAGGATGATGCTGTTGTTGAGGAAAATATTACTCAGCAAGATCATGGTAAATACAAAAAGAAGAAACCAAAAAGAGTTGCACCGAAGTACCAAAAAGTATCTCATGATGGTAATGTAGAAGATCTGGTGAGTCAGAATGATACTGATGATCTTGGGAATTTTTTTGTAAAGGGATGACCAATGGGGATTGCAGGTAATACGCTTGATTTAATTCGAACGGTTTTTAATCGGGATGGATTGATACCCAAGGGGGCTTCATATTTTGATTCGATTAACTCCAATGCAATCTCATATAGCAATGTGACACTTGGACCTCAAAATGGCTACAATGATTATCTAACTGATAGCGTCAAATTAGATCAAGATCTCATGAGCAGGTATGCCGATTATGAAGATATGGACGATTTCCCAGAATTGGGATCTGCCCTTGATTTATTTTCTGATGATGCAACGGTTCAGGATGTGATTACAAATAAGTCAATGTGGTTTGAGGCAGAGGATGAATCCGTTTCAAATGTCCTAAATGAGATGCTTGATATCAATATAAAAGCCGAAGAATCTTTATGGGAAATTTGCAGATCTCTTTGCAAGTATGGAAACAACTTTGAAGAGTTGATGGTTGCTGATGGCATTGGTGTTGTGAAGTTGAATCATATTCCTCCACCGGCTGCCCGTAGGATTGAGGATATAAATGGAATTCTTTATGGTTTCATTCATGATCCGACCATGCATTTTAGGATGGATACCAGATCATTTTTGGAACGCTTGCAGGAAAAAGTGCCAGCCGAGTTATCGCCATTGCCTCAAGATTCAACCATGCAAGATTTGATGCAGGTCTATGAGCCTTGGGAGGTTGTTCATTTTAGATTGAGAGGAAAGACTAGACGGGATCTTTATGGTTACTCGGTTGCGGAGGCTGCACGTTGGGCATGGAAACGTTTATCGATGATGGAGGATGCAATGGTCCTCTACAAATTAACTCGATCTCCTCAGAGATATGCATATTATGTTGATGTTGGCGATGTACCTCCCAACCAGGCCAAAGGCTTTTTGAATCGGATTAAAAATGAATTTAAAAAAGAAAAATTCATTGATAAGGATGGAAAATTATCATTCCGATATAACCCTCTTTGCATTTCTCTTGGTACTCGAATTCCATTATTGAATGGTAAAACTAAATTTTTAAGAGATTTGATTGATGATTATAATAATGGGATTGAGAATTGGACTTATTCAATTGATCCTGAAACCAAGAAAATGAAACCTGGAAGGATTGAATGGGCTGGTATTACAAGGCGTAATGCTAAAGTCATACGAGTTACACTTGATAATAATGAAAGTGTTGTTTGTACTCCAGATCATAATTTTATCCTTCGGGATGGTTCTGAGTGTGAGGCACAATATTTGAAACCTGATAGTAGTTTGATGCCTTTTAGAAGGGGGATTAATGATGGTGGATATGAATATATTGTTGATCCTTGGGATGAAAATGAAAATACTGGAAAGTGGAATTTTTTAAGTTCGACTCATCGTATGGTTGCTGAAGGATTGGGTTGGGATATTGAAGGAATGGATGTTCATCATGAGGATGAAAATAAGTTTAACAATAATCCTACTAATCTTGAGGTTATGACAAAATCAGATCATTCAAAACTTCATGGTGATATTCATGCAAAATGTTTAATTGAATATAATAAAAGTGACAGGCATCGACAAGAAACTGCAGATTACAATCGCCTTTATAATAAAGGTCAAAACATTATTGATTACAATAATTCTGAAAAGCATAAAGAGGATAATGCGATTAGAAGTTGTGCAGTTAAAGAATTTAGGGCTAAACAAGATCCAAAGAAATACAACAAAAGATTTGAGATAAAATTTGTTTCTGAGTTGATTGATTTTCTCAGGCAGGTTGTTGATGAGGAACCAGGAATATCAATTGATGAATTAGGAAAAAAGCTTCAGAATTCAGATGTGATGTACGTTTGGAGGGATGCAAATAATCGAAAATTGAAAAACGTACATCGACATTTAGTCCTTCAAATATTGAGACATTTTGGATTTGAAAATTTCCGAGAATTTAAAAAGAAAGTGGTTAACAATCATAAAGTTTTGAAAATTGAATGGCTTGATGAAACTCAGGATACAGGATGTATTACTGTTGCCGAATGGCATAATTTTGCAATTAGTTCTGGGTGTGTCATAAGGAATTCAATGGATGAAGATTTATTTTTGCCTGTGAGAAAGGGTAAACGGAGTACTGAGGTTGAAGTACTTGCTGGACCTGAAGGTCAGCAGGTTGAAGATGCTGAATACTTTTTAAATAAGATTTTTGCGGCATTGAAAATTCCTAAAACCTATCTTGGTGCTGATGAGACTGTAGGTAGAGCTAATTTATGTTTGGTCCCAGAAACTAAAATACCATTGTTAGATGGTCGAGTATTGACTATGGAACAATTGATTGCAGAACATAAAGATGGAAAACAAAATTGGGTTTACTCAATTAATAATAATAAAAATGTTGTTCCAGGAAAAATATCAAATGCAAAATGGACAAGAAAAAATGCTGATATTGTTAGAGTACATCTTGATAATGGTGAGTATTTAGATGTTACACCAGATCATCCGTTTATGCTTAGAGATGGATCTTATTTAGAGGCCAGTAAATTATCTGAAGGTCAATCATTGATGCCTTGGTATCATCGTTTGAGTGATAATAAACTTAAAGGATATAGTGAAGTTTATGATCCTGGCAAAAATAAATATCAATTTACTCATAGGTTAGTTAAAAGTTTTTTTGAACCTTTGATTAAAGGTTATGTGACACATCATAAAGATTTTAAAAAATTGAATAACAATCCAGATAATTTGGTACAAATGCTTTGGGCTGATCATCAAAAACTACATATGGAACAGGTAGAAAAAACTATTTTGCGATCTGATGTGATTGATAAAGCAAAAAAAGGTAGAGAGAATTGGATTAATTCTGAAGAAAATAAAAATGTTTGTAGGGAGAATATGAAAAAAGCTAGGATGCCTGGAGGTGGACAGTATAGATGGATTAAATCCCAAAAACATCGTGATTTAAAATCAGAACAAATGAAGAAACAATGGACTAATGGAGATTTTTCCTATCATAAATCTGATGAACATTCTCGTTTAATGAGAAAAAAAATGTTTAAGAGGATTGAGAATGGCACTGCCCCAGATACAAGAGGTGATAAAAATACACGATGGAGAAATATTTCCTATGATGAATTAGGATCTATTGCATTGAATCTTGGTGCGAAATCAAAGGCTGATCTTATAAGAAATGGTTATAGCCAATGTTTGGTAGATAGGATCATGGTTTGTCATGGTAAAACGTTTAAGGAATTTTCAGATGAATTTCTTGGTGGTTATAAATTACCAAATTTTCAGGGATTGATATCAGTCAAACAATTGGCTGATATTGCAGTGGATAATAAATGGAAAACTAAAACAGAATTGATGGCGAATGGTTTTAGTCGGGACTATATCAAACGTGTTTTGAATCAGGAAAAATTGACATTTGAGAAATTTCTTGTCAGTTATCTGGGGGTAAAATATAGACGTTATAAGCGTATTGATATTGGTGACATGACTGTAGAGAAATTGGGATCAATAGTTTTAAAGAATGGGATAACATCTAGGAAAAAGTTGGTTAAGTTTGGGTTTTCTAGGACTTTTTTGAAAAAAGTTTTAGAGAGAGAAAATGTTTCTTTAGAGGATTTTTCAAATAAATATTTTGGATCATATAAAGCTTGGAAAAAACTTTCTGGAAATAATCATAAAATTGTTAAGTTAGAATGGTTAAAAGAGAAAAAAGATTGCTGTGATATTGAGGTAGACAAGTTTCATAATTTTGCAACTTATGCTGGTGTTTTTGTCCATAATAGTCAGATGGATGTGCGGTTTGCCAGAACGGTTATGCGTGTTCAGAGAGAAATGAAAAACGGATACACTCAGGTTGGTCGAGTGGATCTTTCTGCTCGCAACATAGATCCAGATCGAGTTGGTTATGAATGCCACATGGTTATTCCATCAGGTGTATTTGAATTAGCTCAGATGGAAGTGCAGCAAGCTAAGATGGAGTTGGCTGATAGATATAAGGCAATGGAATTTTCTGAATATTATATTTGGTCTAAAGTCCTTGGTATACCTGATGAAGAGATCAAAGCTATTCAATCCCAAAGGGCAAGGGAGGGAGGTAGTGATCTAGACAAAGAAGAGGCTCAGAAAGTCAGAGAAATTATGCCCAAACAGATAGACAAAGAGGCTGATAAATTATCAAAGAATAAAAAACTGAAGGATGTAACACCCAAGATTTTGGCTGAGATTCAAAAAGAACAATCTAAATTTGCTAAACGAATGAAGGAAGTTCGCTTACTAACACAAGAGATTCGGCATGTTGTTAAGTCTCAAAAATACTATCGAGGTCGCAAATCGGCGACATTATAACATACATCAGAATATGATATAATTGACTTGTCCTTTGGAGGGAGGGGGAAAGTCATGAGTGAGTCATCGTTAGGTGGATCTTTATTTGTAAGAAATGCGATTCAATATGATTATTGTGTAAAAGAGGCCATAGCAAGCCTTGCAGCATTGTGTGATGATGTTTTTATTCTCGATTGCCAGAGTGATGATGGCACTACAGACATACTTCATGAGTATATTAAAGCATTTCCTAATGTGCGGTATCAAACTAATGGTGATTGGAGTGGGAAGGATTACCATAAGCTGCCTAGATTAGCTAATGCTTGCATCAAACATTTAAAAACTGATTGGCATTTTATGCTCCAGGCTGATGAAGTTATCCATGAAGATAGTTTTCCAGTGATTCGAAAACTCATTGCAGAAAATCATAAAAAAGGGAAACAAACTTTCGGTGTGAGGAGATTAAATCTTTATGGAACCATTGATCATCATATTAAATTTAACCTCAAATCTAAGCCTTGCAGTGATTGCCCAGTGCGAATTGGAACAAAAAAAACAAAGGCCAAAGGCGATGCTGAATCACTGGAATGGACTAATGTAGACCGAGCACATTTGGATGAGATCCTTATTTATCATTATGGTTATGTAAGGCATGATATCCAAAACATTCACAAGGCAGTTGACATGCAGTCATGGTTTTTTGGTCCGAACAGTGTAGTTGATGGCCGTCTATTAGAAATGAAAAAAACTGGTATATGGGAACCATACAAGATCCTTCCCCAAGATGCTTTATCGCCTATCCCTAAACCACATCCAATATTTTCAAAGGCATGGTCTGATGAGCGGAGAAAATAATGATTTTAATAACAGGAATGCCAAGGTCTGGGACTAGTTTTCTCAATACTGTTTTTCATCATTATGGTCACATGATGGAACCTAGATGTTTTGGCCGTCAAAATTATAATCCTAGCAATGTTTACAATCTTTCTGAACCTGGAGTATTGGGTAAACTTTGTAACAGAGGTGCTAACCGAGATTCTTTCAAGGATGGCATTGAGCAGATTAAAAGGCATTGGGCAAATACTGAGGCAGGGACTGATGAATTGGTTATTAAGATCCTACAATTTAGTTTTTACCCTGGTGTTTGCCGGGAATTTTCCAAAATAATTATTTGTGTGAGTTCTATCGATGACAGATATATCAAGAGTGCAAAAGGTCATAACATGCAAAGTTGGTTGCGTGGGGATGCAAATTTTTTGTGGCAGTTAAAGGATCGAACCTTAAAAGGCTTGGCATTATTATGGTCTAAAAAAGCATATGAATTGAAAAATCATCACCCGAAAAAAACTTTGTTTTTCGAGTTTGGTAATAAGGATCATTTTGATTCTATTTTTTTGCCGTATATGAATCAGGCTTTAGTTGATGAGGCATACACCAAATATTGGCGTGGCAGTCGATTTAGATAGAATTAGAGGGAGAAAAAATATGAAAGGTATGTTGCTTGGCCATCATAAATGTGGAACTTTGTGGACCGATCTTGTATTGAAAAATGTTTTAGGTAGTCGTTTTAAATCTGGTAATGACCATGCATACACAGGTTCAGAGGATCTTTATTTTCATGGTAATGGTGATCCAGTTAGGACAAAGATTCCTTCTGGTGTCAAGGCTATTAGCATTATAAGAGATCCGCGTGATATTGCAGTCTCAGCATATTTTTCACATAGGTATGTTCATGGTTTGTGGGATGACTTGAAAGTTCATAGAGAACATCTTAACCGGCTAAACACAGAGGATGGCATGTGTCTAGACATAGAGTGGAGTAATGCTATGCCTGGAATTGATGGCCATCCGATCAGGATATTTTCTGGCCTTGAATTTAAACCACCTGTAGTGAATGTCCGTTTTGAAAATCTTATCATAAATCCAGTAGAGGTTTTTTCTGGCATCTTGAGAGATATGGAGATCAATTTTGATAGTAAATTGCTTGTGGAAGTTCTAGATAAGTATTCATTTTCGAATATGGCTGATGGAAGGAAACATGGTGATAGAAATATAAATTCCCATTACCGTTCAGGCAAACCAGGGGAATGGCATGAATGGTTTACGGCCAAGGTTAAAAAATGTTTTAAAAGATTGCATGAAAAATTGCCTGTTCGCCTTGGATATGAAGAGGGTGAATGGTGAGTAGAGGTTTGCATGTGGAATTTATTGTTTGAAACTGTCACTAAAGAGTTTTCTGTTGGTCCCGACAATGCTGCCAGGAATAAAGACATGGCAGCTATCATTAATAAATACAAAAAAGCACCGCACAAAAAATGCTTACAGGTTGGCATTAATCATCCAGAAACTGATAAGCATGCACCACATTTTATTTGTTTGGATAAGTGGGATAAGGGACGTTATGTTGATGTAAGTGAAGATTTAGCTCATACCTCTTTTGAAAATGATGTTTTTGATTTTATTTTATGCCGGGCAATTCTCGAACATGTGACTGATCCGTTCGGTTGTTCTAAAGAGATGGAACGTATTGCCAAAATTGGATGTGAGTTATGGTTGGAGGTGCCATTTGCTCAACCGTTTCATCCCATCAAAGGATGGACATACAGTCAAGGCTACATGTTGGATACATTTGGCGATGAAAATTTGCCATCGGATAAAAATCATGGTGGAGATTTTTGGCGTTTTACACTGCAAGGGATTGCCTATATGTTGAAGGGGTTTCAGCCGATTAGATTTTATATTGCCCAAGCTGGTGGAATTGCGTTTCATGGATTAAGGAAAGGTTAAGTAGATGGTTAGAGCATTAGATATATCAGGGACGATTCTTGGTTGGCATGATAATAAAGAGTTCAATGGGGTAGCTATTGCACTGGATAATATTTCTGCATCCCCAATTTATAAGCTACATTTTCTTTGGGAAAGTGTACCACATTTGAGAGGGCTATCTGGATTGATGGCAGAGGTTGGTGTTTGGAAAGGTGGATCGGCAAAGCTGTTGTTAGAAAGGATGATGAGGCTTGGCATTAGTGAGACACTTTATTTATTCGATACTTTTAATGGGATGCCTAAGACAGATCCAACTAGGGATTGCCATAATGCCGGGGATTTTAAGGATACCTCGATTCAAATTGTTAAAGACAGGTTAGAGGGATATCTCAATTATGAATTGGTGCCTGGATTGTTTCCCGATTCGGCAGCAGAGAAATTTTCCCATCAAAAATTTAAATGGATACATATTGATGTGGATATTTATTCATCGGTGAAGCAAGCCTGTGAATGGGTATATACCAGAATGGTAACAGGTGGTTTGATGATCTTTGATGACTATGGCACTAATGCATGCAGAGGTGCTAAGATGGCAGTTGATGAATTTTTTGCTGATAAAACTGAGGCAGTGATGTATTTGCCGACTACTCAGGCTATAGTGATCAAGCATTAGGGTAGGGAGAATGGGACTTTATTCAATTGATTGTATTAATTGTGGTGCTCCTACAATTTGGTTTTCGGGAGATCATGCAACTCAAATGTGTGTGAAGTGTCGGGAGGAAACCAAGGGTTTTGTAATTGGTGAGGTGATTAATTTGCCTGATGATGTTATTGGTTTTCATAATGAGAATGTTTGTGTCAGTGGATATGAGTTGACTGTTACTGGCAGAGATGAAGAGACTAAAACGATTACATTGGATTGATATGAAGGATACATGTGCGGTGTGCGGTGATTGGTATTCAACCACAAGTGAAGCTGGTGGATATTATATTTCTGAATCTGAGATAGAGAAGTTAGAAATAGTAGCAGATATGCATCCAAAGCCTAAAGAGTTTGAAGAAAAATATCGAAATCATTTGTATGGTTGGTTTATGGATCATTGCAAAAAACAAAACCTTGAAACGAGTGTAATTTATTGTGCCGATAATCTTGATGTTATGATTACTCTCCCAAGTGAATCTATAGATATGATTTATATAGATCCCCCTTTCTTTTCAAATAGAGTTTATGAAACTATTTGGAAGGATAAGGAAGATACCACAGCATTTAATGATAGGTGGAAAGGTGGGGTTTATCACTTTGTAGAGTGGATGAGACCTCGTCTTGAGCAGATACATCGACTACTGAAACCTACGGGTACTTTTTTTTGCCATATGGATTGGCATGCTAACCACTATATTAAAGTCGTTCTGGATGAGATTTTTGGGTATAGAAATTTTAGAAATCAAATTATATGGAGAAGAGGGACACCGAGAGGAAATGCAGGTAAAAAATTTGCTGAATTAACTGACCATATTTTACTCTATTCAAAGTCTTCTAAATATACATGGCACCCTCAATACGGTACGTATCGCAAGGAATACATCGAAAAATATTACAATCAGATAGACGAAAAAACAGGCAAAAGATTTCAACCCACTAGCCTACTTGGACATAGAGGGGTAAACCCAATCAAAAAGTGGCGGGGGTTGTCCAAACCGTGGCGATATCCGATTAAGGAACTTGAGAAGCTTGATCAGAGAGGAAAAATTTATTGGCCACCTAAAGGATCAATACCCAGATTAAAAAGATTTCTAAATGACCAGAAAGGAATGCCTATTGGAAATATATGGGATGATATTTTTCCAGTTAATTCTCAAGCCGATGAACAGGAAAAATATCA